TGGCCGTGTGGTCGGGGCTGCGCAGCGTCGGGTGGTGGCTGAGCACCGGGGTGTGGAAGCTCCCCGAGGAGCTGCCGCCGTCCAGCCTCGACGTGCTGGGTATCCGGGTCTGGAACCGACTCTCCTCCTGGACGGAGGCTTCATGATCAGCATCCGTACCCGCACCCGGGTCCCCCAGGCCGAGCTGGACCTCAAGGTCGGCAAGGTGCTCGGCCCCGACAGCTACAACGTGCTGCTCACCGGGCCGACCCGCGTCTACCGGCCGAACGGCGCGCTGCTGTGCGTCTACCTGCCGGGCGCGATGAAGGGGTTCGTCACCCCGGAGCAGTACGACATCCTCCACGGCCTGCGGTCCATCCGCACCAACAACCGGGGCAACGCCTCCGGCTCCCAGGCCATGCACGTCGGCAACCAGAAGCGCCAGTACTGGATGCACGTCAGCTCCAACATCATCGGCTCGTTCGACCCGGCGGGGAGCTACAAGTTCTGCCGTCTCACCTCCTGGACCGGGCAGAACCTCCCCGCCTGGCAGGCGCTCCAGCCCGCCCTTCAGCGGGTCGGTGAGCAGTTCGCCGAGCACGTTCCCGACAGGTACGAAGCCCAGATGGAGGAGATCCGTCTCACGCACCCGGACTGGGTCGTGCCCGGCACCCCGTTCACCACCGTCACGGTCAACAACACGTACCCGACCGGCATGCACCAGGACAAGGGCGACCTGGACAAGGGCTTCAGCACGATCTTCACCCTGCGCCGGGGCAGCTACACCGGCGGGGTGTTCATGTTCCCGGAGTTCCGCCTCGGGGTGGACCTGCAAGACGGCGACCTCATCCTCATGGACGCGCACCAGTGGCACGCCAACTCGGCCATCACCTGCGCCTGCGACAAACGGATCACCCGGTACTGCGAGGAGTGCGGGGCCGAGCGGATCAGCGTGGTCAGCTACATGAGGACCAACATGGTGCGCTGCGCGAGTGAGGCCGAGGAGATCAAAAGGGCCCAGAATCACCGCGAGAAGTTCAAGGGCGCGGGCCGTTAACGCTCACCGGAGGTAACGATCATGACGGGTGGGGACTGGCGGGACAATGCCGAACACGCGGTCGTAGAAGCCCGCAGGTGGAGGGCTGTAACGCTGCACAACCGAGGGCTCACGCACCGCATGGTCGCTGAGCAGATGATGGACGACTACCGCGCGACCAGCATGAACCCCGGGGCCCTGACCCTGGAGTCCGTGGCCAACATGGTCGGGGTGGATATCCACCGCGCGCTCAAGTCGTACCGGCAACGCACGGACACCGGCCTGGAGGAGAAGCTGACGGCGGCCACTCTCCGCCTCAACGAACTCCGCCGCCGCCTGTACGCCGTCATCGTGGCTGATCACTTCGTGCTGTACCAGGGGGAGATCGTCAAGGACGCGGAGGGCCGTCCGCTCAAGGACAGCGCCCCCGTCCTCGCCGCCATCGGCCAGCTCCGCGCCCTGGAGGAGCAGCAGGCACGCCTGGAAGGCACCAACGCCCGGGAGAAGCTCGACATCGCGCTGGAGCGCCGTGTCGAGTCCGAGGCCACGGACGTGGTGGAGGCGATCCTGGCCGGGTTCAGCGCCGTGCCCGAGCTGGAGCCCGCTGTCCGGCAGCGGGTGCTGGAGGCGGCCGGTGCACACCTGCGCGCCCTGGAGCCCGGCCCCGGCGACGACGGGATCACGGACGCCGAGATCGTAGAGTAGGGCCGAGGCGCGGACCAAGGGAGACAGATCATGACCGAGATACCCGGCTTCAACTTCACCGACATCAACACGACCGAGCCTCGGCCCCACGCGACCGAGCCTCGGCCCCACGCGACCGAGTCCGTGGAGCTGGAGCCCTTCCGGGAGTTCGAGTTCGACCTCAAGACCAGCCGTCTGCGCGTGGCCGGGTACACCCCGGGGGAGGCGGCCGACCTGCTGGCGCTGTACCGGGCGCACCTGGAGGCCATGCAGGAGATCGCTCTCTCAGCCCAGCGTGCAGGGTTCTGACAGGCAGGTTTGGCCAGACACCGGTTTAGGTAAATACTCGCCAGAGTGACGGGACCGCAGGCGGCGATGACCTTGCGGATCAGTTGCCAGACGCCCTCGGGAGGGTGGTGGGTGTGGGTCCCCACCGGGGCCCCGAGGGCGTCCTCCAATTCCACCGTGACCAAGGACGCCCATGCCCACTGAGACCAAGACCAACCCCGCCCTCACCCGTTACCAGCGGAGGGCCCTGTGGTTCTTGTCGCAGGGGCACACCCCCTCGGAGGCGGCGGCCCTGCTCAAGGTTCCCCGGCAGTCCGTCACGGACGCCTTGTACTACGCGCGGCGGAAGCTGGGGACCCGGACCAATGCCCAGGCAGTCCTGGTTGCCTATGTCCGGGGTGTCATCGGGGAGCTGGAGGACTGCGGGTCCCGGGAGGCGTATGTCCGCCACAGGAACCGCAATCAGGACGCGTGCCCGGCGTGCCTGAGGGCGAACCGGGAGTGGGTCGAACGGTCCCCCTCGACGGCCGGTTCCTGTACCCCGCTGGAGGAGCCGCAGGTGCGTCTGGTCCGGGCCCTCCACGTCGGCCGGACGCAGCGTCAGATCCGCATGCTGTGGGGCCTGAGCCGCAGTCAGGTGGAACGGCAGATCACCGCGCTCTACGCCGCGCTCGGGGTCGCCGGTGAGCCCCGGGAGATCCGCCGGGAGAGGGCCCTGGAAGAGGCCCTGCGGCAGGGCTACCTGAACCCGGCCGTCAAGCCGCAGCCGTGTCCCGTGCTCCCGCCGGTGACGTCCCGCCTCACTCCGGCAGAGCTGCGGGTCCTCTCGGCCGTGGACGGCCGCACGCTCACAGAGGCGGCGGCCCTGCTCGGGACGGAGCGCACCACCATCAGCTCCCACCTCAACCGGGCGTACACCAAGCTAGGCGTGGGCCATCTCGCCCGGAAGGACAAGCGTGAGGCCGCCCTGAAGGAGGCCCGCAACCAGGGGTACGCCGTCTGATCCTTGGTTGACGGCTGTACCTCGGTTACGGTGCTGGGCCGGAGGTGGTCACATGGCCATGCACAAGAAGCCCCGCCACAAGACACGCGCGCTCCTGGCAGGAGCGACGGGGGTGAGCACCGTTGCCGTCGCCCTCACCGTGGGCGGCGGCAGTCCAGCCTCGGCCGCGAGCACCACGACGTGGGACAAGGTGGCGGACTGCGAGTCGAGCGGGAACTGGACGATCAACACCGGCAATGGGTACTACGGGGGTCTTCAGTTCAGCCAGTCGACCTGGCAGGCGTACGGCGGGACCCGGTACGCAGCCCGAGCGGACCTGGCCACACGGACGCAGCAGATCCTCGTGGCGGAGAAGGTGCTCTCCGCACAGGGCCCGGGAGCGTGGCCGGTGTGCAGCCTGCGGGCGGGCCTGACGGCGGGCGGACCAGCACCCCGGCTCCAGCAGCAAGCCGCCCCAGCACCCCGGGCAGCTCCTCCAGCCCCGAGCCGGAGCCGAGCAGCAGTAGCAGTGGCGTATGCGATCAGCCGCATCAGCACAGCCCCGTACCTGTGGGGCGGGAATGGCCCGACCCGTTTCGACTGCTCCGGCCTCACCTCCCAGTCGTGGTCCCGGGCAGGAGTGCAGATCCCCCGTACGGCCGTGGGTCAGCTTCGGGGTCTCCCTCGGGTATCCCTCTCCTCGATCCGTCCCGGGGACCTGGTGATCTACTCGTTCAGCTCCTTCGCTGATCACGTGGCGCTGTACGTCGGGGACGGCCGTACCGTCGACACCGCCAGCCACCACCCCAACGGGGGAGTCGGCTACAGCAAGCTCCAGCGGGCCGGAGGGACGATCGCCGGGGTGGTCCGGCCCGGTGGGTCGGCGGAGCCGAGTTCGGCCGGGAGCGGGCAGCCTCGCGCCGCCGCGCCCCATGTCCAGTCCTCGCCGGTCCGCCCGGCCGCCTCGGGTACGCACCGAGTGATCCAGGGCGAGTGGCTGAGCAAGATCGCCCGTCGCTACGGCACCACCTGGCAGACGCTGTACGCGCTCAACCGGGACAAGATCAGCGACCCCAACTTGATCTACCCTGACCAGGAGCTGCGTCTCCCGGCCCGGTCGGCGTAGTCTGGTCCTGCTCACTCAGGCACTCCATCCAGGTGCCCGCGACCCCGGGGAAGTCCACGCCCCGGGGTCGCGCCGTGTCCGGGCAAGAGCAAGGGCCCCGCCCTGTGCACCGGACGGAGCCCTCTACGCCCCAGGCACGGATACCGGGCTGTC